GGGCTTCGCACCCATCCCAGCAGCTGTACTAGGCTTAAAATGATGCTCAAAGCCAGAACCGGGATTTTTTAACTTAGCGAGATAAACGCCAAGATCCTGCTCAACGCCGCCATCAAGAATTTTAACGGCACCAGTGTCAGACTTTTTTAGATTTGACTGAACCAGTTGAAGCATTTGCTGAGCGTTGATTGCACCAGCCTGGCTAATGGCAGCCAGCGCAGATGTTTTCATCGCTGCAGTCTCGTTAGAGACTTTCAACTCATCAAGTTGATGTTGCAAATCTACAATCTGTTGATCTTTGCTTTGAGCAGTTTTGTTGGCCTCCTCCCAAAGATCTTTCCATTGACCCTGATCTTCAAGCGTTTTACGCCGTTGATCATCCTGTTTTTTGTAAACCTCGTCTAACTTACCTTTGATGCCTTGGAATTTTTCCTCGGCTTCACTGGCACGTTGTTGAAGTGCTTGAATCTGCTGTTCATAGGCAGAAACATCGACAGCAGCAGGTTCAGTCGCAGCCACAGGCTGTTCAGAAGCCGCCACAGGCGTCTCCTGGATGACTTGTTCTTCCATTATTAGGAATCAGTAGACTTTTCTACCTTACTAGATTTAGTGCTTTTAGTCGAAGTTTTTTTGGCTGTTGCAGGTTTTTCCTCCTTTTTGGGAGGATTGATCTCTTCAAAACGAAGTCCCATGAGATTAGAACGTATTACTCGCCTACTGTACCGCTAGTTGGAGCCTCTGCAGCTGTAGGCAGGATTTCGCCCTGCACCAGCATGTCGCGAAACTCTTCACGATCAATAATCTGATCTTGGAACAGCTGAGACATTGCAGCAATATCCTGCCCAATCAACCGCTGCAGATCAAAGTCACGACTAATCTTGACCTCTGGTGCCTCAAGACCTAAATAATTTGCTGCTATGTCATACGCCTTCTGAAGACCTTCCTCAAGATCCATCGATACCATCGATAGCATTGAATTGGTATCGATTCGATCTAAACGTCGTGCATCAGCAGATTCAGCTACAAACTTTTGCTGGCTGAGCGTGCTGATCCCCAACGTCGCCATCTGCTGTTGCAATTCTTTAATTTCTGCAGATTGCGCTTCAAAAGCGTTTGCAGCTGGCTCCACGTAATAAATCTTATTGCCTGGCTGCGTTGCCATCGCGTAATTCACGCTAATTGCAACGTCCTTAGTCTGATCATCCCAACCCTCCATCACCAGCATCGGCTGCGAAGCAATATGCAGACTATGGATCAGGTCAGCCTGTCGCTGAAAATGAGCCAAGTTCAGATGTGCAATATCCAGCAGCGGTGGACGACTGGTCATCGTGTCCGTTTTGTTCGCATAAACCGTGATTAATGGTATTTGCTCAAGAGAATAAGGGCCTGACTCAACCAGTTCGTACTGCGCTGTAGCGTCGGATTGATCGAACGAAGAGGGATATGGATACTGCCCTTGCATCTCTTTACGTTGTTCCGCCTGTCGATACACGCGATAACGACCTGGCTCAATGACACGGATTTGGTCATAGACTTTTTCTCCAAATTCACCGTCAGGAACTACAGCTTTTTCACCGATTCGTACTTGAGTAAGATTACCGTAATTGGTTTCGCGGTCCAGTCGCCAACCGTACACATCGGTTGGATCCACTTCAATCCAATAGGGCCGACGATTAAGAGCACGCTCTTCTGCAAGACTTCTTGCATCCGAAGGCGCAGGAAAATCAACCAACGTATGACAGTGCCCATAAGTCAGGGCACAAATCAGGAGTCGTCGAGCGTATTCATCTAAATCAGATCCACAGCCATCGACGTCTTTGTTGAAGACATCCGTCCAGTATGGATCACCTTGGACGCTAATGGGCTTTCTTAAGATCAATCCAGCCGCTGCACGAATCAATCTTTGTGTATATGGCGTAAAAACAGCTCGATTTACTCGCGCTAAATACGCTGAGTAGTCTTCACGCGGCTCTAAAGGCAAAAAAGCTTCAGAATTGTCACGAAGATATTCCGTTCCAGCAGTCACGGCCTTCATAATCTCCCAGCCCTTCATCTGGTCGATTACAGCCCGTGTTCGCACAAACGGACTATCAACACTTCCCATATAGGAAGAGCTGACTAAGTGCGTTCGTACTAGACCTGGAACGGAATACGTCATTGACCTGTTTTAGTTAGAGCAGCCCCATCGTCTCCGAGCGGCTTTTCCTCTTTCACCTGTCCAGCTTTTGCTACGAGCGCAAAAAGATTTTTTACGTGCAGCCTCAGCTTTTGTTTTGGGTTTTCCCGTGACAGGTGGCTTGAGGTTGGATCCTGTTGCACGGTTGTAACGAGCCCGACCTTTGGCAGTCAAACCCGCACCTTTGCTAGCCGGAAGCTTTTCACCCCGGCCAACACTTAAACTAGGACCACGCTTTCGCTTTTTACGCTCAGCCATGACCTAAACCTCACTCAAGGTTGGAAGTGATAGTGCCGCTGGTAATGAAGTTGCAAGTGGCAATAACCAAGTCACCAACTGTAGAAGTAATGTCCATACTGGTAATAATTCCAGCAAAGCTTACAGAATCAGTATTAGTGGTGCTGCCAGTGGTAAATAACTCAAAGCTTGCATCGGCAGCATCGCTGGTTTTTACGATATCCTCAATCAGTCCAGCTTGTCCAGTTGCGTCAGGATCGTAAACTAATTCGACCGTGCCAGACCCGGAAATCATGCTGCCAACAAAGCTGCGGAAAGTGTCTCCGTGCTTGCTAGTGTCCAATGTTTCCTTACTAATGTTCAGGCTCCAGCTGCGAGTGCCGACGACTGGAGCAAGTGAGCCAGAACCAGTTTCAAACTGAACTGAGCCCTGCTCTCCGCGTAGAACAGCCATGGGTTGACAAAAAGAAGGGTTATACCCCTTATTCTAACCTGTCAAGCCCGGCAAGCCATCACTTCTTAGACCGTTTTGCCTTGGATCCCGGCTTTCGACGCTTATGTTGATACCCAATCTTCTTTGAACTGGTCTTCTCACGCTTAAATTTAGCCTTTTCCGCTGGACTCATCTCCTTCGTCGTCTTTGGCGTCTTGTCAGATACACGCTTCGATGGACGACACGCAGGATAATTCCGCTTCTCCCCCTTGGAACGCCCACATGGCTTCCCGGTCTTTACATCGACCCACTTCTCCGCAAACCATCGCCCCAATCCACCACGGGGTTTAGCGGCGCTTTTTCGCTTTTTTTGTTCCGCCATCGCTTGCCTTCCGATAGGTGCCACCACGCTTCTTATACTCGCGCACCAACCATGCATTCGCGTAAGCGCTGGGATAAACAGCAAACTTACGCTTGGCCTCGGCTTTTACGCGAGAATACAGCGCTTTGTTCGTAGGTTCGTTCCTACTTGCCACAATCACACCGCATCTTCTTGCTGCCTTTTTTCATGCCCTTCTTCTTCTTTGGTGGACGGCCCTTCTGAGTGCCGTAAGTCCCTGGACCTTTAGGCATGACGACAATGAAGATCTGTCACCATCCTAACGGGTCTTGGACGCATATTCCAATGTCACACGCCGTTCTCGCCCCGCAGGTGACGTCCACCTGTTAAAAACTATCCTAATTGACTCGTCTAGCACTTCTTCGGGTGGCTGTACTGTACTCCATTGATGATTACAGTCCCTACACTTACGCATTCGCACGTAATCATCGTCCTGAGACGTAAATCGCCCCAAAACTACAACATCTTTTGATTCGCACGCTGGACATGTTGGTGCGTTTAACGCTCGACGGACCACAAAAAATCAATACAAACGATAGGTTGTAGTCCCCATGGCCTCTGGTTTGGCCAAGTTGAACTGCTGCAAAACAAGATAGCCGAAAGCGTCGAACGCATGGTCCACTCCTAAATTTTTGTTGGGCAACCCGGTCCCAGGTGCATACGTTAAAGTCCGTAATGACTTGATCAACTCCTTACATTTAGGATGAATCTTTACTCTCCGCGCTCCAGAAGCATCCAGCAGGCCCGTGTTGACTGCCGTAATTTTGTCGCGGATTTTCCATGGTGATTTCGGTGATTGAACCGTAAAGCCGCTACGCCTGAGAATGGCATGGTCCGTTACACCAATTCCACTTGTCTTTCGTGCTCCACCAGTAGGGTCAGGACACGCTATAACTCGTCGCTCCACACCGTAGCGACGGGTAACCTCTTCCGCAAAATCCCATGTTGTAGCCCCGCCTGTTAATGTAATTTCGTCAAATACATATAACGTGTCCGCATCCTTCACCGCGCAAATGCCGGACATAGGATCTACGTTAAAATCAACGCCCAACAGCAACGGTTGAATTGATATATCCCTTGCATCTGTTGAAATGTTGTCGTCCGAAAAACTAACCGCAACCAAACCAGTTAAATTCTCGAAGCTTGCCTCAAATTCTTGACGAAATGTTCGAGAATCTAACTGGGCACGCGCTGCTTCAACCTCATGAGCACTAACATTGCCGCCTTCAATCGTTGTATAATTCCATCGCTGCCATCCGCCTGTCTCGTCTTCCGGCACATAACACCACAAATCATAAAACCAGCTAGCCGTGCCGTCAGGCGTTGAAATAAATAACGCCCAACCCTCCTTATCCGCTAAAGCAGGTCGTATCACCTCAAACCATACCTCCGCATCCATAAATGCTGCCTCGTCAAGCACCACTCCAGATAAACTGCGGCCCCTCAATGCCATCGCGTTCTCTGTACCCTTTAATTCGATCGTTGAACCGTTAATTAGCTCGATCCTTAGGTCCGTCTCGTTCTTAGACTTGATCCATACCCTTGGTACAAGCTTTTTTAGCGCTCTCCACGCTATGTCCTTTGCCATTCGATACGTCGGAGCACAATAAAAAAATGTCTCCCCTGGTCGGTTGATCGCTCCACGTAACAACTCCACGCATGACAAGTACGATTTCCCAAATCGACGCCCCGCTACCAATACTCGGAAGCGCTTTTCGCTCGAAAATACTTGGCCCTGTGCCCATCTCAGGCTTACAGGTGCTGCTTTTTGACTCATGCCTATCACATTACACGCTTTTTCAACCCCTACCCCCCTCCTGACGTGCCAAAATGACCCCCATACCGTTAATATCGTAGAAAAGGTCGATCTGATGGCTGACACTGACCGCACCACACGTATCAAGCAAGATCGCATCCGTAGGCTTTATCGCCGTCAGCTTGATGGCCTCTCCGCTAGAGCACTCGTTTACGATCACGCCGAGAAAGAACAGTGCTCTATCCCAACCGCTTGGCGTGATTGGGCTGAAGTTAAACAGCTCGTTGATGAAGACTGGCAGGCTGATCGGGAAAATATGCTAGCTCGCCTCCAGCACATGCGTACTAAACTCTTCCATCAGGCCCTCAAGAAAGGCCAGCTCCAAACCGCTAGCCAAGTCCTTGACTCCATCGGACGTGTCATCGGTGAATCCGTTGAAACCGTCAATATTCAAGC